GGAAATGCAGTTACAGAATCAGCATCAAAAACCTGTACATTTGGACTAAAATCTACAAGATTACCAAATCCCCAAATACCTAAATTATAGCTTCCTGTTCCTGTATGCTTAAACCAGCCATCAAAAGCAAATCCATCTACAACAAGGTTTTGATTAGCAGTAAAGGGAAGACCTAATATATCAACTGCTCCTGCACTTGATGCATTTGCAGGTATAGCAATTGATGTTCCAAAAGTAATAGCTCCGGTAGCAGTCCAATTATTACTATTACCACTATCATCAAGTAAATCGGAAGCTAAAGGAGTATCAGTAATTAGATTACTAGTCTGAATTGGAATAGTTGAGTTCATTTCCAACACAACATCAGGTGTGGAAAGAACATCATTCCATTCTCTAAAAAATGCAATCTCTACATTAGGATCATCAAATGTATCTCCTAACGCATACAAGTCAGTAAAGACAACCGCGTTAATATTAAGAGTAGTTTGGCTAAATAAAACTCCATTAACATAGAAACGATGAGTATTACCCGACTTTACATAACCTAAATGGATCCATTGATTAACTGTAAGAGTTTGCGCGCTTGTAAAAGCATTAGTTCCCGCGCCATCATCCGTACTTATACGAAAATCATTAGTTCCTGCATCACAAAAAATTCCAGACCATGCAGTATAACCCGCATTAATTCTGGTAAAAACAGTACGATACTCGCCAACTCCGGGAGTACTAAGAACACGAAACCAACACATAGCAGTCCAGCTAGAACTAGCAGCTACGTTATTGGATTGTTGAATTAATTCCCCACTTACGTTTGCAATAGCACTCATGGTTCTAACTCAGCCCGCGAACCGATAATAAGTTTATTCTTTTCTATTAATGCAATTGTTGTGACCTGGATATCAAAGGTCCATTTCCACCATTTAATTTTTTCTGGGTCAAGATGAGTAGTGTAATCTCCTACGAGCAATGTTCTATTTGGAAGATTTATGTATATCCATTGGGTCAAAGAATCATTCATGAATTGCATATTCTTGAAATCATCTCTATCCAATTCAAACCAAAAATCTTTTATCTTCCATGAAAGCTCAGGTCTCCTATAAGCACCATCAAACATCATCACGCCGGAGTAATCAATAACTAACAAATACTCTATGTTTACTCCACCACTATCTAGAACATAAGCAATTCCATGAATACTTGCTCCCACACCCTGATCTATAACTACTCCGGGCCACGAACTTGGATCATCTCCGTTATCATTATAAGCATGGGTTTGAGTTACTTTGAATAAATAGAGTACATCCCTATACTCCTGACAATTACTTAAAGCCTCTCCATTAAGTGGAACAACTATTAATCCACTAATCTGATCTATTGCTTCTGGTTGCCCTGGAGCACTTAATCTTGCAGTAGAAATCAATCCATATGTTTCTTCACTAGATGGATCTCCAAACTCTCCCACACCCACAAGCCTATTATGATAGGTAGTTAAATTTACGAATGCTGGAATCTCTTCAAAAAGATCATTTAAGTAATCAGCACTTTCCAACAATTCCGCATCGAACCAATTAAGAGTTAAAGCCGTTGCTGTATTATTTTCAATCGTTCCATTAGGTACAAAGAATAATTCGTACCCATCTATGTTTTGAGTATAGTCTACTGGATCAATAGCTTTGCTAGAAAGAATATGCCTTTTCACTACAAAACTATCAGGCGAAACTGGAATATTTGTTATATCTACTTCATCTCCCCCCGGCGCGCTTAATTCTACTTTTGGACTAGATTTAGTAATGAACCCCGTATTAGTTTCATACGCAACGGCAATAATATGTATTCCAGCTTCAGTTGCTTGTGTTCCAGTAGATGCTCCATTAGCTACTGTCGGTGCAGTTGTAGGTCCAGCTCCAGCAGCTTTTCTCGCAGGAGTTCCATCACCAAGATATACATACAAGAACTCATTTTCTAGCCCCGTACTTCCATCATGCGGAGTAATATAAGCTCTTCCTCCCATTGAAACATAGGAAAAATCCGTCATTGTTGCAATAGTTAGAATAGGTGTAAGCGGAGTAGGAGATTTAGAATGATAAATATTTCCTAGAGCATCAAGAAGTAATAAGCCATCGCCTGTATTTCTATAAACATACTTATAAACTCTAATGAGATTTGGAATAGTACTATTAGGATCATCTCCAATTTGATGAAGTGTTATTCCAGGTCTTGTACGAAAACCCCCTTCAAAAGAGATCACATTATTACAGTCAGTTTCATGATCTAATGGGCATGACTCTTTATCCCCTCGCGCCCAGAGGCCATTAAATTCTTCAATTCTAACTGGCTGATGATCCCTTAAATCTTTCATGACCAAATAATCTTAAGAGTAATCGTTCCACCCGCGGTAATAACAAAACTAGTAACAGTTGCTAACCCAATAGAAGTAGGACTGGTCAAAGCTAAAGCAATTCCAGTATCACCACTAACTCCCTTAAGAGTCATGGTTTCCGTATTTGTAGCTGGAGGAATAATAGTAGCTCCAGTTGCTCCAGTAGGAACTGTAATAGTATTAGCCCCTACAACTAATGCAACAACATCAATAGCTCCGGGACTAGCACTATTTTGAATAGCACTAAACTCCTGAGAATACTCAATATCATTCTCAAAAGTAATCGTTACTTTTCTGTTAGACGTTACAGGCATAATAATTGGTGGTAGTTTTTAAAATGAGGTACTACCAAACTCTTTTTACTAGCTCACAACGATCGTGTAATTACCAGCTGACTTAGTAACCGTAAACGTAGTCGCATCAGTAATATCGTACTGCTTAACTTCACCAGTATTCATGGTAACAGTTAAGATATTGAAATTACCCAATGCAGTTAAATCAACTCCCACACTAAAACTACGAATAAGAGTTAGCACAACCGCCGTAACAGTTAATCCAGGACCAGCTTTACCAGTAACAGTAATCTGAGATGACATTGTATAATCCTATTCTTATGCAGGAACGCCAACAGTTAATGCAGCAGTATCTGAAGACCAATTTCTCCACATATCACTTGCATTACCAACAAACCCCTGAGCAATAGAGATGTTTGCCTGGGATTTATCAAACATATTGAAACAAACGTAATTATCGGCTCCCGCATTAATATCAATCTGGAGAGTTGTAATATCCTTGAAGAAATTACCCACAATACGTCCATAATTCATAGGCATATTAATGGCATTTGCGCATTCTCGGAAATAACAATCAAGGATTTGATTTTCAGCGGGTGTTCTAATACTAACATCTTCCCCGGCAATAGCAGTTCCAGTCAGACCCTGAAATCTGCAATTCTTAAAGATAGTATTGAATAAATTCCATCCACCAATACCCACTTCGGCAGTTAATCCCTGAGTAGCAAATGCACAATTCCTAACAATTGCATGTGAGGCATCTGGAAATGAAGCTGTTTCTAATCCTTTAAGTCTTAAGGATGGCGTGGAAGCTACTGTACCAAAGAAAATATTATCAATGGTCCATGCCTGTTCTAATAATGTCAATAATGGAGTAGTAGCCGCAGGACTTGTAGGAGCTAACCATGTAGCACCACCACCTGTAGGAACTCCACCACTTGTTGCTTGACGTGGATTATTTGCGGCCCCAAGAATAGTTACATCAAATACTCCTAGAGGAGCTGTAACCTGTTCTCGAAGAACACCATTAAGAAGAATAGTGTCATAATCAGCAACAACAGCAAATGCCGCTGTCATTGTAGCAAATGCCTGATCCCACGCAACCCCATCATTAGAATCTGAACCATTCTGAGGATCAACCATATAAGTACGGCCATTACCTAAATTAGCTGTGGGGGGTGCAAACTGCCCACCATCAGATAATAACGCGTATGTATTTCCAATTGCTTGTCCCGCGACAGCTCCACGCAATCTTGCCCAAATATTATTCTGAACTTGACTAGAAGGCATTTTGTTTCTCCAGTGAGCTTTTACCTCACCATTCAAACTACGAACAGAGAACTAAAGAATTGTACGATTTTTATATCCAGCTAAGAATGGCCTCCTTCTGGTAGCAATATTTTGCCTACCTTTTGTAGTAATATTAAGTACCCTATCTACCGCGAGCTGGGCCATGATATTAAGAGATTGTGCTCTCTCAGTGTTTTCGCCAATAAACTCGGCGCATAGAGCAGCAGTCCTATATCCAAGAAAAGTACGAGTATTAGAAATCCTAATTTGCGTATTTTCATTTTCGATATTTCCAAAGGATTTCGCGGTGTACCTAAGAAGCACTTCCATAATAGAAGTTGCTTCAAGTAACTTAATTATCTGATCTTCAAATGACCAAAAAGTTAATAAGTTTAATGGAACCTGATTAGTAGGTAAGAATTCTCTATGAGTCATTTCCACAAAATCATAAGTAGAACCCTGTTGCCTTTCATACAACTTAATAGGTTCAATAAAATCATTAGGTAAAGCAGGCCCCGTAGGACCTCCAATATCCGTAACTCCAACTGCAATGATTAAATTCTGCACCTGAGCATTAGTAACAGGTACACTATTAGCTTGATAGAGTTCTTCTAATTCTCTAAAAGCAGTTCTCAAATAAGGAAGTTGGGCCGCATAGGTAAAGATAGACCTTGTGTTATCATTTAAGTACGCAGCACTGTCATCCATTATCCATGCGGCTTTTTCCATATTATTCAACCTGCTTTAAAGAAAGTTCTTCAACCCTTTTTGGATCAATAATAGTCTTGCAATTTCCACACATTGGAAAAGCTGGATTCCAAAGATGCCCGCACATTGGACAATTCTTCATTTGGATCGTAGAGAAATCCTGCATCCAAGGCTTATTCTTTAAACCTAATTCTTGGGCCGCGAGGCGAGCATGATTAGAAATACTTACTGGATTACCTTGTGTACGCGCCCACAACGTATCAGCAATCTTAACCTGTGCCTCGTACCAATTTCTTTGTCTTGCTAATGCAATATCTAACTCTCGTCGATGTTCAGTAAGAATATTACCAATTTCTTTTTCTCCGGGCACCCAAAATAATCCAGGCATTCTATCGCCCATATTACAAGCAAGAAGACCATTAGCCCAATCTCTAATAACACTATCAGCAATAAGAACTGAACTCGTAGGAATCTCTACAAGATCTTGTTCCGGACCAACATCTTTCCACCATGAAGAAGGACCAACATGAAGAATACCAGGAATTTCATAAGATCCCTTAGGAATAATAAAAATCCCCGGTTGAATCGTATGCTTTTTCTCTACAATACGTTCAGGAAAAATACTAACAATCGTACAAACATCTAAAGGATTTACAGGCATCCTCTGGGTCATACGATTATTTGGAGCAAGCTGATTAACTTCCGTGACAAGAGCCATTTTATTTATCTCCAAACTGTTTATGCGGAACAATTACGGCATTTTTGTAGTGTAGTGAATCCGCAATATCACTACTCTCCCCAAACAATTCATTCGCTAACTTATCTAACGCTGCATTTTGAAGTTCTAAAGTTTCTTCTGGGGTATCACCAATTTCAGGATCTTTATATTTAGCCCCCACTGACCTCGCGCTTTTACTATTAACACTCTCAATAATTAACTTAATTGCCGGCCAGATTGGTGGTAAGTTATTTCCTCGCGCATCCTTAAATACCCAAACTGGCTCATAAGAGAATTTCTCTACTAAATCCGTATTAGCAAAAGGAGGAATCTCCATTGCTCTTTCGAGCACAAAAGCCGGAGGATTAATATAATTTCTATACTTTGGTCTTAACGCTATAATCGGACTAGTTAAATTAAATCCTTCTGGAGTATGAGTTACCCATCGTTTTTCAAACTCATCGAATGAGAAAACGATTCTCCAAAGAGGATTCGCTGTATGAGAGAAAAATCCGAATAAAGATCTTAGTCTCTCGTTAAGCGTCTGGATTGTTTCGTTTGGCTCTAATGACATTACGAATCACCCAAAACTTATGGTGTAAAGGAATATCACCTTCAATACCATTAAAACTCTTAAGGATTTCTCTTTCTCTTTCTAGCAATTTCTCAAGAGGTGTATCCTTAAATTCCTTCTTTGCTTCATCTGCTTCTTTAATTGTAGGCATAATATAAATGCGTTTATAGGATGCGCATCCCCCTTTGATTACTAGCTAACTGCCATCGGGTAATACAATGCGAGAACAGGATCGTAGAATAACACTACGGGCCTATTCTGAACGATTGTATATGCTACACCAATATTCCCACCCGTAACTAATGGAGTAGGACTTGCATCTGTACCCATTAAAACAATCTCATGATACCCCGTAACATACGGTACAATCGTGCGAATTGTCTTAGAGGCACTATTGCTACTAGTGATAACAGTTAATCTCGTATTCGGTGAGATCGTATCATTAGCAGCAGTCGCAGCTACACGAGTAGGAGTAGGTTGCTGTTTGCTCTGAACTGGACTAAGGTTCTGGTAATCTAAATCGCTCATAATATCCCCCTAGTATCCAGCTGGAACATCCAGCGCATCAATATACGAAGTAGCCGCTGGGTTATTCACAAACGTCTGCGTACCAAGAACCATATAGAAAATATCTGCCGTATTGAGACCACCAGACGATGAACGAATTTCAAAAATCTGTCGTCCATCAGTCTTGTAGAATCCAATCGGAAGAATTTCCCCACGACCCCAAACAGATTCTGAAACAAAATCAATACGAGTCATATCCCAATTGAAATGATCTCGTACTGCAGCTCCAGCCATCTGCATATTGTCGTTGAAGTAGAGATTTAATCCCTCTTCTTTTGGCTGTTTGTGAATGATTGAAACTAACTGTCCAATTTCCTCATAAGCCTGTTTCTGTGCAGGATGCATCCATGCAACAGGTTTAAAAGGATTCTCAATACCTACACGATTACCAATCATATTAATCGCGAGGCGTGGAAGCGGTAATGTGAGAGGATTACTTGCAGCATTGACTCGATTACTACGAATTTCAGGAGTCGTTGCACGATTAAATCCTAACCACGTTCCCGTACTTGCATTGCTGTGATGATAAGGCACACCATAAAGTGCTGGTAAGGAACTAGGAGAACTAATACCCTTAACAACGATCACATCTGTTGCAACAACACCTGCAATTGCTGGCGTAACCTTAATGGTTTTATTCGCGACGTCGTAGAAAGTAATCGTACCACTTCCACGAAGTGTAGCTAAGGTAGCATCAAAGACCTGAATTTCCTGCTTTGATCTAACTAACCTAACGCCAAAACCATCCGTTGTGCAAACGTATGTATCAACACTACCAGAAGTAGTAACAGATGTAATAGTTCCAACTACTCCACTACCATTCTGCTGTAACTGTGCATCAATCTGACGCTTGATTTCTTTTAATGCACCAGCAGTAAGTCTCCTCACGCCATTAATAACAGCTTTCCTGCTATCATCTGTTGCCCACTGAGAAAGCTTAGTATATTCAATAGCCTCGTACATGAATACGGGCTGAACAACTGCTTTATCAATGGTGGGTCCACTACCACGACCCATATCTCCACCATCAGGATCAAAATATCCGAAAGATCCACCAGTACGAATCTCAATCGGAACTCGCATCTGACGATATGACATAACCTCTACGTTGCGCTTTTTAATCGCATTGTAGAACTTATCATCACTCTCAAATGCAACCTGAACCTTTGGCAGAACTCTTTCTAACTCTGCGCCTGCTACTTCAGATTCATTAAATGCGGCCATGTATGTAATCCTAATCAGACATTATGTAATCTTCAACACTCATTCCTTGGGGGATAGATTTTTTATTTCCGCCTTTATTATTAGATTCGGCCGCGGATCTGCCCGTTGGAATTGGTCCACGCTTATCTTCGTCATTATTTTCGGGTTTAGCTCTTCTTACCCCTTTAAGGGCTTCATTACGAACCTTAACAATTATTGGAGCTAATACCGTCTTTGCTTTGCCAAGATAAGCAGAACGAATATTATCCATATGTGACCGAGAATATCCGGCAGCTTTAGCTCTCTGCCATAAAGTATTTATATGAGACATGAATCTTGAGTCAGTAGTTAATACTTCCTCAAGTTTGGCTTGAACTTCTGTAATTGCATTCTTCTTGATAAAGGCAGTCATTACATTTTCTTTATCAATGTTATTATCAATCGTAGCTTTGAGTTGATTTAATACTCTGCTATTTAAATCAACAGCCGCATACTCGAATCGCTGGTTTTCAAAGTTCTGACGTTCCTGTGTTAGCTTTTCATCTTGCTTTGGTGGAGCATTAGGATTACTAAATTGCTGAGGTGGCATGGGATTTTGCCCCGGCCAAAAGTAATCACTAAGAACTAATGCAGCATTTTTCTGATTATCATCCCTCGCAGTATTGTACATCCTAAGTACGATTCCCCGTACAATATTGGATGCAATATGAGCCTGTGCTCCCGGATGTACTCTCTCAAGCGCCGGTAAATAATCATCAACTAATTCTGCAAATCCATGAGGATTAGATTCTTTAATTGCTTTAAGAATCGTTTCCGTCTTACCACTAAGAACTTCTTGTTCAATAGATGCTACGTTCTCTAACCTCTCTACAGCCTCGCGAGCATCCTGAACTGTTGGAAAGATTTCAGTGAATTTCTTTTCTCGATAGTAAACTTTCTCGAGAAATGGAAACTCTTTAAGAATATTAGGATACTTAGTCGTAATCTCCTTAAGTGCAATAGGAGTTACAAGTTCGTCAACTTTATCTTCTTTCTCTGTCTCGTCTTCTTCTAACTTATCTTCCTTTTCCTCATCCTCTTCTTCTTTATCGCCCTTCTTCTTTGAATCTCCCTCATCCTCCTCATCGACATCTCTAGTTCCTTCCTTAGTTTTCTTGACAGGTTTTTCGTCCTTAGAAGCTTTGTCACCACCCTCATCGTCGGATTCATTTTCATCTGTCTGATCCAAAATATCTAAAATTTCTTCAGTAGTTTCAGCAACTTTTTCCCCACCTCTCATACTAGCGGGTGCTTCAACTTGCAATGGATTGTTTGCCATCTTTCACCTTTTGTGCTGCAGGTTTACTGTTATTTTGATTCTGCTTGGGCTGTGCAGCAGCTTGTTGAGCCATAGCAGCTTCTTCTTGCATTGTGAGAATATTAATATGTTCTTTCATGTGTAAGAGCACATTAAGATAGCCTTTTGGATTTTCAATTTTGGCTAATCTACCTGCACTACTTACGAGCCAACGCCTACAAATATCCGCTTCGATATCATGATTATCAACCATTTCATCAATTGGTACACTAGGTACCATTTGTGGTTGCATAGCTTCTGGATTTTGTGTATCTACAGGACCACTAGGCGGAATCTCTATTGGCTCTGAATCCATAAGAATTTTGATTTCTTCATATTGCTTCTGTCTATCATCTTCTCCAGGAATTTCAAAATCATTAAGCCCAATTGCTTGAACAACAAGAGGAATATTTTCTGGGGAAAAGAGAGCTCTTAAAACATCCTCGTGCCCGGCTTGTAAAAGTTGCATAATAGCATCTTTTTGCTGAGCCCATGTAATAGGAAGTTGTTCTGAACCCTCAAGTTCTACGCTTCCAATCCTACCATTCAATTGAGAAGTACGAACAAAAACATTAATGAAATTCCCTGTCTTATCCTTTTCAACATACTTCTCGTCTTCGACTACGTTCTTGATATAAGCGGGTATTACCTTACTAAAAATATTCTTCCACCAGAAAGTCATCATCTTCCAGTTATTCTGTAAGCGCTGTAATGCTTGATTACGACTCATAGAATACTGGGCAGCAGTCTTAGAACTATTTGGTTGAGCACCACCAAATAATGATGGAAGAGCCCCGGATGCTGTTTGTCCCATTTGTTGAACTTTCTCAGCAAATGGCATTACTTCAGCACTAAGAGTTGCAGTTTTAAATTGGAAGAATCCATCCCCAAGATTCTTACCTGATATTGCTTTAGCAGGGAATATCATCCCCGGATTAACTTCTGTATCTCCATACTGAGCAAAGTTTAATACTTGGGGATCAGCAAATGTTTGGCCGATTCCATGCTCAATAGTTTGAAGGGTAAGGTTTATCAGATCATTAGTAATATCTTGAACACTTACTAATAACTGACCTAATGGTTCATAATACAAATAATCACTTAATGGATTATACGTTAATGTCCAATGATCATCAAGATCCTCATTACAAGCCTCTGCGAAGTGATCATTAACGAACGTAACCTTACAGCCATTAGGAAATTCTTTATCTAATTCTTTCCTACAATCTTCGTTTAATACAGAAAATGAACAAGGTCTTAACCATGCAGTTCTGATAGTAACAACATTATCTGAATCATCCCCCGTATTTTGAACGGGCATCCTTCCCCATTTTTCATAGGAGTCGTTACTATTAGAATTACTATCATCTCCTGGTCTTATCTTACCATCTAAATTACCAAATCTATCAATAGCATTCGCGACGTTAGTCTCATGAGAGAAGATTAAGTATGGAGTTCCTTTTTGGGTCTTAGCATAACTTGCTACTTTACAATAAAGCCCTCCATAAACTTCAATGCACTGTCGCGCTTTAGGAACATCTTTTTGTTCTACTAACCTATTGACAATCATCTTCTCCTTCTGAATTGAAGGAGTAATCATTAATTGGCATTCCGGACAAATATCTGTTCCTTCTAAAACACTCTGAGATAAGATATCACTTTCCCCTGGATCAAATGTATCCCTTCCAAGATCACTTGTTTCTTTATCT